ATATAGCGAATCCCTGTGTATTTTGTAAAATAATATACTAAATCTCCTAATCCCATTCTATATTGTTTTTGATTAATCGTTTAACATTCTTATAGGTATTGTATAGAGAATAGTAAGATATGTTTGTTTTCCTTGCTAACTCTGCAATAGGCATACCATCGCTAATTATCTCAAATACAGTCCTATCGTACCAAAAGGTTTTGTCAAGCAGGTTATCCATTTGCTTCATAGCACCACAGACATCCACTTGTTTTGTTTCTCCTTGCTCGTCTATAAACTCAGACAGAGTATCTATGTTAGTTTTTATGATTTTCTTTTCCTTTCGGTGCAAGTCTATAAACAAACCCCTGAGCTGTTTGTAAATGTAGTAGTAGTTTATCTCGTCATTGTAAGATATGTCTATGCCCTTCTCGATATACTTGTGCATCATAAGATACATCTCTTGGACTATATCCTCAGCTACTGATTCCTTGCACCCAAACGATAACACGATCCTATGCCAATCCTCGTGCTTCTCTGCAATCTTCTCTAATGTGGTTTTCAAAATGGTAAATCTGTTTGTTCTTTGGTGTTGTAAGTTACTAAATTTTTTCCATCTATTTCAAATCCTACATTGTTTAAGATACTTCTAAACTTAATAGGATCTTCCATAGGTGTAGGTTTATATCCTAATTCTTGATTTTTTACCTTACATGAAAATAGGTTTGAGTATATCCAATCAGTTTCGTGGTATATGTATCTATGTATTACAAGAAAATCATCAGCTCTATTTATACTCATACCCCCCATCTCGCTGTCAGAAGCCATAGGTGGAATAGGATGCCCTGAGTAATAATGCCCTTGTGGATGTTTCTTTCTTAGTGCTTCTGTAACAGCGTGTACACATATCCAAGTTGTGATGTTATGCTGTTTGCAGAAGATTCTAATATCGGTAAGACTTTCATAGCTGTACTCATAGCTGTTTGAGTTCTTGGGGATATCCTTTTTTAAACTATTAAGTGGATCAATCAAAAACCCCTGATAATCCCACGCCTTTTTTACAGCAGTTGCAAGTTCTAAAAGGTCTTTATATGTGTACGCTTTCTCAGCATCTACAAACTTAAAATGATTAAATACCCAATCGTATTGCTTTTCAAAGTCCTCTTTCTCTATTTGGTTTATTGGTTTACCCTCTGCAAACTCTATGATCTTTCTAATTAGTGCATAGGGTTCGTTTTCACTACTGAACACAAGCCAACGGACTTTATGCTTTAGTGAGTACAGAAACATCAAGTAAAATACTAAGTGTGTTTTGCCTGTATTGGCATGCCCCAAGACAAAATTTAAATTGCCATATACAAGTCTAAAGTGATTGTCTAATCTATCTACTCCTAAGCGTAAACCCTCGTTTACTTTTCCTGCTCGTATATCGTTAAGTTTCTTGAGATGTTTGTCAAAGTTTATTAGCATTTGGTAAAGTTATATAAAAAGTCAAAAAAAAAGGGGGTGGTTAGCCCCCTTATGTTAAAATGGTAAATCTGCTCTGTCAGGTGCGTGTTCTTTGGCTTCGACACCCTCTGCTTGTTTGTGGATTTTCCACGCTTGGATTGTGTTAAATACTTTGACTTCCCCCTGTGGATTAGTCCACTCACGACCTCTAAGGTTATACTGAACCTCTACATGATCGCCTTCATTGTATTTATCTAAAGCGATGCATTTGTCATTTGAAAACATAACGCTTAATATCTGAGGATATTGCTCTTTAGTGTTTAATACAAGTTCTCTAAATTGATAATTACCTTTTGTAGTAGTTTGTCCTACTCTCTTTACTGTTCCAATAATACTACCCATTGTTCACAAAGTTGATTAATAGTTGTGCATCTGCTATTACTGTTTGAATGTCTGCATTAGGACGAGATGCGTGAAAATCCGCAGCAGCTTTTACCATACTTTGACGAACAATGATTTGTTCTCTGTTTGCAGTCGGTGCTGTCTGTATGGGTTTGTTGTAGATGAGCTTCGCTGTGTTGTATTGCTCATTCGTGATTTCAAAGTCGATAGTTTCTCCTACCTGCTTTTTAAATTCGCCTTTGGCTAAAAACTGATAGTTGTTACCATTTGCGAGATACACCTGATACTTATTAAAAGTACCTGATGCGTTTGTATAAGTACCTTTCGGTTCTATTTGAGTGATTTTACTCTGCATAATATAATTCTAATTGTTGTTCTAAAATTTCTATATGAGCTTCTAATTCTAATATTCTATTGCTCATGCTTTCTATTCTTGCCCTATCAAAGTCCTTCATGAGTTCCGCTATAAAGTTTGTATCTCTTATCTTCTTCTATTTTGAACATATCAAGTACATCGTACAAGCTGTTTAGGGTTTGATTAGACATATTGCCTTGATTGGCAAGTGAGTAAGTAACAGCGTAGAGTATTGCATCTTGCTGTTCGGTATTTAAATTGAATTGCATAATAAAGTTTTAATGTTGGTGTAAATATATAAATAATTTTTAAAAAACAAAAGGGGGGCAAAGCACCCCCCAAAAGCATAACATTAAAACGTACCCTAAAGAATAGGATAGTGCAAAGGTACTATTTCATTTTCTTTTTGACAAGAGCTGTGTATTTAGTTATCAACCCTTCTAATTCATAGTTTTGTAGCTTTACGATCTGCTTTGACTTTTGTAGTAAGCCCTCTGCTGTACCATCCCCAAAGTCTTTATTAAGATTAAGACCAAACACATAAGACATGCCTTGCTCAAACATATTGCACTTAACACATTGTACGTTACAGTTCATCTCATCCCATCTTGTACTATATGATTTTCTTGACATAAAATGACCACATTGTAGTTTTTTCCAATGGTCTTTCTTACCACAAGTGTAGCACTCAGCTATCCCCTGAGCATTAGCGTTTCTAAGTCTTATGTACTGACTAAAGATATTATCTAAACGCTTTACAAGATTCTTGCGTGATACCTTTTTAGACAACTGCGTTATCTAAGATTTGAATAATGTGTCGTATCTCTGACTTCTCAAACTTACCCTCAATAGAAGCATTATACGTTTTGAATGTTAAGTGATACATATCTTTCTCTGTATCCCCTTTAGTTTCTTTTTTACCTAAGTAATCTATCTTTAAATCAAATTTCATTTTTTTTGCTTTATATATAATATATAAATATAATAATAATATATAATATAATATATATAATAATATAATATATAATAATATACTATATATTACTTAGTAATTTTTTTAAATTTTTCAAAACCTCTACTACCAAAGTATGCTACATAGATTGTAACGAGTAAAGTCTTTAGGAGTTCTATCCACGCTTGATCTATGTCAAACGCTATATTTAAACTATCAAGCACAATGTAGATTGTAGTCGCAAGGGTAAGGTACACAAGGGTTAATGGACGTACATTTTTACTTAACCAACTGTCTGAAGCCATATCACTATCCCAACGCTTAGAAACCTCTAAAAGCTCTTGTGAGTCCATCTCGAGTAGTTTTAAGGCAGTTTGTTTGTCTTGTGGGGGTAGGGTATCATCTTTGTCTAAAAGTCCCTTAACGATGCCTAAAACGCCATTATCGGGCAATACATCGCCCACTACGTCAACTATGTTTGACCCTGCGTTTGTAAGGAACGCACCTACCTTCGTGTCTTTAAACTTCTTTTTACTCATATTTTCTAAATTGTAATTGAACGATAAACAGGTATATATTCAACTCGTTGTAGTTATATCCTTTACTTTCAGGATAATAAGATACACCTGCTATAAACGAGGTAGGGAATAGTAGTATAATTGAAAAACTACGCATAAGTCCATATTACTTCTTTAGCTTTGTCTTTGTCTATATCAACGTGGATAAAACTGTTAGCTATTCCTATACGCTTAAAACCTACGTCTAACAAGCAGTTAATTAAATGATATCTATCTACTGAATTATTACAAGCTATATCCACAGCTAACCCTTTTAGATGGCTACTGTTTTCTGTACCACCAACTTTAGCATTATGTTTTTCTGTACGATAACCTGAGTTTATTCGTATAGGTTTGTCAAACTTATCTCTAACCTGATCTAACATCTCTAATATATCAGGATGCATTTTTTGACCGCTTCCTACTTCATCAGGGCTGTCAAATTCTGAATAACTAAAATATCTCATATTAACACAATCCACAATGTATGCAAAATTCACACATAATTATAATCTTAAATTTAAACCAAACCGAGTGTCGTGCATCTCAGTA